ATGTTCTTTACTGATCCTAGATATTGGATTTGGTTATTTGAAATAGAAAATGAAATTCGTCGTAAAATTCCAATGATTTATTTAAACATTTGGGATGATTATCCAGCTCCAATGTATAATGAAGATTTTTATGATTCATGTGATGCTTTATTAGCTATTTCTAAGCAAACTGAAAACATCAATAAGATTGTTTTAGGTCCTAAAGCAGAAGGTAAAACAATTATGTATGTACCTCATGGAATTAATGAAAGTCATTTTTATCCTATTACACCATCTAGTCCAGACTGGAATAACTTTCAAAATCTTAAAAAAGAAGTATTTGGTGGTAAAGACTATGAGTTTGTTGTGTTTTATAATGCTCGTAATATCAGAAGAAAATCATTACCTGACTTAATGGCTGCTTACAGAATGTTCTGTGAACAAATAGGAGCTGAAAAAGCTAGTAAATGTGCTTTCTTGATCCATAGCCAAGTTTCAGACGATAATGGAACAGACATGAAAGCTGTTAAAGATTTACTATGCAGTGAAGATTATATGAACATTATTTTCTGGGATAGAATTTGCCCTGTAGAAGAAATGAATCGTCTTTATAACATGACTGACATTACTGCTTTAATTTCATCTAATGAAGGATGGGGATTGAGTTTAACAGAAGCTATGATGTGTAGTAAAATGATATTACCTAATACAACAGGTGGTATGCAAGATCAAGCTCGTTTTGAAGACGAAGAAGGCAATTGGATAAACTTTAATCATGATTTTTGTAGTAACCATTTTGGTACTTATAAAAAACATGGTGAGTGGGCTTTACCAGTTTGGCCAACAAATATGAGTATTCAAGGTTCACCTGTTACTCCATATATTTTTGATGATCGTTGTGATTTTAGAGATGTAGCAACTCGTTTAGTAGAAGCTTATGAAATGGGTAAAGAAGAACGTGATCGTAGAGGTGCTTTAGCTAAACAGTGGGTTATGTCTGATGAAGCTATGATGACTGCTGCTAATATGAGTAAAAATGTTATTAAAGGCATTAACCAAACAATTGAAACATTTGTACCTAAAAAACCATACAGTGTTTCTAAAGTAGAAAATTATCCAGTTAAAAAATTAAGACATAAATTTATATATTAAGTTATGAATAAACAATTCGTTGTAATAAGTTGTCCTGTAGAAACATACATATTTATTACTGAATAAGTATCTGCGGGAATATGAATTATCAAAAAATTTACAATCAAATAATAAAAAGAGCAAAAACCAACCAACAAAATGGCTATAAAGAAATTCATCATATTATTCCAAAATGTTTAGGAGGATCTAATAAAAAAGAAAATTTAGTAGAATTAACAGCTAGAGAACATTTTTTATGTCATATGTTACTTTGTGAAATTTACCCAAATGAAAATAAATTAAAACACGCTTTATTCTTAATGTCAATAGGAAAACAAAAAGCTAAAGTTAATCAATATGCAATAGGATCACGAGTATATGAACGATTAAAAAAAGAACACTCAGAGTTTTTAACTGGTAAAAAACAATCAGAAGAAACAAAAAATAAAAAATCAGAATCTATGAAAAAAGTTTGGTTAAACAAATCACAATCTGAAATGTCTAAAATTGGCAAAAAAAGAGCTGAATCAAGAAAAGAAAAAGGAGAATGGCATTCTAATGAATGGAAAAATAATATGAAAAAAATATTTCAAAATAGAGACATGAGTAAAGCATCAAATGCTCGAAAAAAAATAGTATTACAATATGATTTAGATGGTAATTTTATTAAAGAATGGGAATCAGCATCCGAAGCAGAACGTAATATTGGTGGAGATATTAAAGCTTGTTGTAATAATAAACAAAAAACAGCAGCTGGATTTATTTGGAAATATAAAAATAATTAATTATATTAAAATAAAAACAAGAAATTATGAATAAAACAAAACAATATGTAGTTATTAGCTGTTGTGTTGAAACTTACAGTGGTTATGGCGCCAGGTCACGTGATTTTGTTAAATCAACAATCGAAGCTAAAAAAGAAGATTGGGACGTTTGGATTTTATCTCAACGTTGGGGAAACACAGCTTATGGTTATTTAGATGACCATCAAGATTGGAATTGGATGAAGAAACACTTACTTCCAAATAACCAACTAACCCAACAGCCTGATGTTTGGATGCAGATTACTATACCTAATGAATTTCAGTCTGTAGGAAAATATAATATTGGTGTAACAGCTGGTATTGAAACTACATTATGTGATCCATCATGGATTGAAGGATGTAATAGGATGAATTTAGTATTAGCATCATCTAATCACAGTAAAAATACATTAGTAAGCACTGTAGTTGAAAAACGAGACCAAAATCAACAATTAATAGAAAGTCTTAAAATTAAAACACCTGTTGAAGTAGTATTTGAAGGAGTTAATTTAAATACTTACTTTGAAATACCTGATGATGATTTGCCATCTAATGAATTAGTAGACTACTTAGATGAAATTCCAGAAACATTTGCGTTTTTGTTTGTAGGTCATTGGTTACAAGGTGACATCGGAGAAGATCGTAAGAATGTAGGTATGACTGTTAAGATATTTTTAGAAACTTTTAAAAATAAAAGAAATGCTCCTGCATTAATATTAAAAACAAGTGGAGCTGGTGGATCAATTATAGATAAACAAAACATCTTAAAGAAAATTGATGCTATTAGAAAAACAGTTGTTGGAACATTACCTAATATTTATTTAGTTCATGGTGACTTAGAAGAACATGAAATTAATCATTTATATAATCATCCTAAAGTTAAAGCTATGTTTAACTTAACTAAAGGTGAAGGTTTTGGAAGACCATTATTAGAATTTAGTGTACTTAAAAAACCTATTATAGCATCTGGATGGTCAGGACATATTGATTTCTTAAATAATGATTATGTTAGTTTTGTTAAAGGACAATTAACTCAAGTACATCCGTCAGCTGTAGTTCAAAATATGATATTAGCTGAATCAGGTTGGTTCTCCGCTGATCATAGACACGCTGCTCATTTAATGATGGATGTTTTTAGTAATTATAAAAAACATGTTGAAAATGCTAAACGACAATCATTTTACAGCAAAACAAATTTTAGTTTTGAAAAAATGACTGAATTATTGAAAAAAACATATTCTAAAATACCTAAAATAGCTTCATATCCAAGCCCTAAAATGGTATTACCTCAATTACCTAAACTTAAAAAACTATAAAAATGGAAGATAAATTAGTTAAATGCAATCATTGTGGAAGCGAATTATGTTATGCTTCTCCTGTAAATGAAACATCATGGTTATACAACTGTTCTGGTTGTGGGTTTTCATCTAATGATTTACTCATTGATGGTGAGTATGACATTGAAGAATATGAAGCAGCTATGCCTGAACTTTATAAAGATCTTAAATCAATAGATAATGAAAATAAAGTATGGTATCCTATTGTTATTATGAATGAAAAAGGTATGGTTTTTATTGATGGAACTGATAAAGACAATTGGACTTGGTCTGGTATTAAAAACAGAAACTTAACTCAAGATGAAATTGATTTTTATGTTCTTAATAAAAAAGAAGTACCTCCATATAAAACAGATGCTTCATCAAAACAAGACTTTGATAAAACAGGATTTTTACTTGCTTTAACTCACATAATTGGAGAAGAATGAAAAAAATAAATATTTCTTTTGCTATTACAGCTTGTAATGAAGCTTATGAACTTAGTCGTTTACTTGAACAATTAGATGAATGTATGATAGATGGTGATCAAATTACAGTTCAATTAGACCAGAGTAAATTAGATGATGAAACTTTAAAAGTAGTATCTGATTATACACCATCTAAAAAAGTTGATGGTCAAAAAACATTTGTTTCATTAGATGGTAATTTTGCTAACTTTAAAAACAGTATTAAAAAACACTGCACTAAAGACTATATTTTCTTTATTGACGCTGATGAAGAAGTAAATATAGAACAAATTACTTTACTTAGAGAAATACTTAGTTTAAATCCAACTGTAGATGTGTTTTTAATACCTAGAATTAACACAGTAGAAGGACTAACTCAAGAACACATCAATAAATGGAGATGGAATATTAGTAAATTGGAATCTCAAATAGGAGAAAAAGAATTAAATTTAAATAATCCTCAAGATTTAGATGAATATAATTTATTAAAAAAATATAATCTAATTATTGAAGAAAATGAAATCTCCTGATATTTATTATTGAATATGAAATCTGGTGAATTTATTAATCCTTACATTTATTGTTTTTTTGATAAAATAAAAAATAAAATTATATATGTTGGTAAAACTAATGGTAGAGACAAAACTTATAGAACAGGAAGTAAAATTTTAAAAAGATTTATTTCCTTATTTGGGTATGATCATTTTGATAATAGATTTGATAGAAGAATAATAGAATATTGTACATTAGAAGAATTAGATTTAAAAGAAGAATATTATATTAATTTTTACAATACCATAAATGAAGGAGTTAATTTAACTAAAGGAGGTAAATATGATTGGAAAAGAGTTAATTATAAACCAATCCTTCAATATGATTTAAAGGGAAATTTTATTAAAGAATGGGGTAGTGGAATTGAAGCTTTAGAAAAATTAAACCTTACAGATTATAATGGAATATCAGCTGTATGTAAAGGAAACCAACCTACAAGTGGTGGTTATATTTGGAGATATAAAACTTTACCTATACCTTTAAAAATAGAAGAATATAAAAGAAAACAATATAAAAAAAGAACAGGTGGTGGAGGAGCTATTAGAGTAACTATAAAAGGTATCACTTATAATAGTAAAACAGAAGCTATAAAAAAATTAAAAATAGGTAATAATACATTAAATAAGTTATTATATGAAGAAAAAAATAAAATATTATCTCCCAATAATTAATTGGAGTGATTATCAAACCAGAATATGTCGTAATATTCCTGAAATAAAGTGGGTAGGTGCTGTACATGAAAGACTTGAAGGTCATTCTACTATGTCTCCCCTTCCAGCTGAGGCGATAATAGCTTTAGGACATCATAAAAGTATAACTAAACAAGAATTACAAAATAAATTTTACGATACTATATGATTAAAGAATTAGTTGTGTCTTTGTTTGATAAGAATTTAGACTGGTTAAAAGAAATAAATTCTGATGTTAAAATTACAATTTATAGAAAGGGTGAGTTATCTTCTCACCCTGATGAAATTATAGTTGAACCTAATTTAGGAAGAGATGTACATACATTTTTTCATCATATAGTTAAAAATTATGATACTTTGTCTGATTATACTTTCTTCTCTCAAGATTATCCTTTTGACCACATAGAAAATTATATCAATATAATCAATGGAGATAAAGAAACATGGGATAATAATACATCTCAGTATTTTCAA